GGCGGGCCTTCAAAGGCCATGCGCTGAATGGCGCGTTCCTGAAGAACGATGCCGTATTCACCGCCGACAAAGCCCATGATGATGCCGCCGTCCGGAAAGTCCTGATAATCGGCCATCGTGGTGGCGCTCGGCGTCCAAGCGGTAATGTCGTTAATCCCGCACCACTGAATGCGGTTATAGTTCGTGTTCACGCGGGCCAGGATGGCGAAATCACGGATTGTCCCTGTGAACGCCGCCTGCGGGGGAGAACCCGAAAGCGCTGCAAAGTTCGTGGACGCCGAAAGCTGGAAGACCTGTGTTGCGTCGGCCTGATTGCAGGCTATGACGTAATCGCCAAACAGGGTGAAATACCACCAGCCGTCTGTTGCCGTGGTGTAAGCACCACCAGAAACGCGGGACACGTCCGAATAAGACAGACCGTCAGAGGCGGCCTTGTAGAGCTTCGTCGCGTCGCCCGCGAAGTTGAAGATTGAGCCAGTTAATCCGCGCACGGAAATCGCCCCACGCGCCCTTGCGGTCAGTGCAGAGGCCACGTTAGAAAAAGACGGCCAAGGCTTGTAACCCGTTGCAGACGGCGGAATGACGTTCCGCGCATCCGACGAAACGGACGGGTTGAACTGCACAATGTCAGGGAGCCAAGGGGCAAACGGCGTCATTTAGTAGCCCGTCAGAATATTGAATGTGCGGGGCGGCAGCATGGCTGGTGAGGTCAGGAACTTCTGCGGACGGCGGTTGCGGTTTTCTTCCAGCGTCGAGTCAAGCGCCTTCTGCTCAAGCGCCGCAAACCGTGCCGCAAGGTCATCTGCCTGCAAAATATCCAAGGCAATGCGCTTTTTTGCAGCCTGCCGGATCAGTTCCTCGCAGTCATTCATCCAGGAATTGGTGTCTGCATCCGCCGAGAGTTCCGCGAACTTGTAGATGTATGACAGCGTGACTGTGTAAACCGCGTCCGGGATGGGAAAGAGGCGAATCTGGTTCGTGTAAATCGTGTACGCTTGGGGAAGCGCGATACGGCTGGCGTTCTGTTCTTGATCCACATCAAGGAAATTCACAGCCGCAAGCGGCGACTTATACCCACCGTATGTAATCATGGCGCTGTCAATGCGGACGATGTTCGGAATGTCTGCCAGGTCCGACGAGCCGTAGTATTCCTGATTGGCAACGGTGCTGAAGGTCGCAACCTTCTGGTTGAACCACCACGGGCGGCCTTCATAGTCACGGATGGCGCGTTTGATGCCGTTCTGAATGTGCGCTGTGGTGATGGCACCATCATTCGCCATTTCATCCGCAATCGTCGCCTGCATGTCGCCGTAGGTAGCCATTCACAGCACTCCAAAGGACGAAAGAGGAGAGGGACCGAAGCCCCTCTCCCACTCACGGAGACTAGTTGTTGTGGTAACGCACAGCCAACTGAGGACGCAGCGTCTTGTAGCCGTACAGAACATCGAGACGGCAAGGGAACTTGTCGTTGTTGATGTCATAAGCGCGGACGATACGCATGGAGATGCCGTCCATCACTTCGCGGCGGGCGAAGTCAACGCCAGTCGGCATAACAAGGTCAGCCGTTGCAAAGGCGAAGGCTTCCTTCTGGAACAGAAGCGAGGTCTGAACCGGAGTCGAAGCCGTGCCAAGGAAGGTGATGCCCTGGTTATCGGCAGCGGCGTTGGACACGTTCTGAGTCGCACCAGATGCAATGATGGGCGGCGAGATCGGGAACGAAGTCGTGGTCGCACCGGCCCCGATAACGAACTGCTGAAGGACGCCAGTCGATACCTTGGTTTCCGGATGCACGGAGTACACGCCAGCGATGGTGATAACGTCGCCAGCCGAAGGCGCGGTGGCACCAGTGTCAACCGTCAACGTGGCACCCGTCTGCGAGGCACCGTTGGTCAGGTAAGCACCGTTGGAACCGCCACGGGTATGAGACGGCATCATGGTGTTTTCCGACCAGTCGAAGCCAGCCGCACGACCCATATAGCCCTCCTTGTACTGCTTGGAGAGGCTGGTGGAGTCCTGGAACAGGGTCTTCGTGTCCTTCACAACGTCGGCCATGGCAATCGAGTCCATGAGCGCCGTGCGATCCGCAAACGGAGCAAGCGAGCGGTTCAGAAGAACGCGACCATCAAGGGCCTTGTTGTAGGTGGCAGCAGAGCCGCCGTTCCAGATGGACTGGTACACGTCCTTGTACATGCTGAGAGCATCGGATTCGATGTTCGCGGCAAGAACCGACATGGCCGGGTCGAGGATGCGCTTGGAAAAGTCGTCCAGCGAAAGGGTCAGGTCAACGCTCGTGAAGTTGAGGTCAACGCCCTTCTGCGTAGCAACCTGGAGAGTGACGCTGGATTCGGTCGTGTCCTGCGTGGACAGGGTAGCGCCAGAGCGTACCGTGTACTGGTTGGGCAGACGAATCTTGAGCGAGTCACCGATCTTGGCCCCCGACTTTGCATAGCTATCGTCATAGTCGCGGACGATGTTGCCAACAAAGTTGAGCTTCTGGTGGAGGATGCGCAGCGCCTCACGGGTCACTGCGGTAGGCGTCAACAGCGTATTTGCCATTGTCGTGGTCCTTTAAGGATATGGAGCGTCATCACGACGCTTCCGATGGTTTGGGGGTCAGGCCCGCTTGGCTGCCAGTTGCTTTTCCCGCCACTTGTTCCATTCACTGACGGACATCTTGTCGGGGTCTGTCACGCCCTTGGCCTTTGAAGTCGTCACCGTAGGAACGGGCTTGGCTTCTGGCGTCTGGGGCTTGGCAGTTACAGCGGCCTTCTGTTTCTTGATCGTTTCGAGTCCGATCCGCGCGAGATTGAACGCCTTCACAACGGCTGGATCAGCGATGCCCTGCAACATATGCGGTGGGATGCCGATTTCCTTGGCCGTCTGGTTCAGGGATTCAACAACTGCGCTATCGTACTTGCCGGACCATCCAAGGCGCTCGTCCGGCTTGTTCAGCACCTCAATCGCTTGGCTGACAGCGGTGGCAAAGTTCTGCTCGCGGTCGGCTGCTAGAGCCTGCTTTTTTGAATTGACTGCGTTGGCAAGGTTGTCCTTCGCCTGCTGAGCCTGGGTCAGTTCTATCGAGTAACGCTGATAGTCCTGCGGGTTCAACTGGTAGGGGTTAACCTCACTCAACATCTTGAGACGGGCTTCCACAGCGCGAAGCTGGGCAACGTCGTCTATGATTTCCTGCGTGATGCTTTCCTCACGCTGGATGCGCTCCTGTTCTGCGATGCGGGTGGCTTCCCACTGACGCCGTTCCTCTGCAAGAGCCTGCGTTTTGTGGGTATAGTCCTTGTTCATCATCAGATGAGGGGCGAGTTCCTTTGGCACTTTGTAACGGTTGCCGTTGAAGTCCACTTCCTCAAATTCAGGTTCGGCATTTTCGTCCTGTTCGGCATTCTCATCCGGTTCAGGAGCGGCTTCCGCCTGCTGCGTGGTGGTTTCTTCCGTTGCGACTTCCGCTTCGGCTGTCGCCTCGGCAGGATTGGTCACGTTTTCAATTTCCATCTGGAGTCCTTTTGGGTTGCTCACGGGGCATTGAGTGTCGTCACGACACTTATTCGGCGGGATTGCCGAAATTTCAGGCCATCATCAGCCACTCGTCGTCTTGGGCAATGATGCGGCGTATTCTGTCTCGGTTTGCCGCCTCTGCCTTCATTCTCGCGGCTTCAAGGCGGTCTATTGTGTCCGTTTTGGCAGGCTGTCGGGGCCGTTTGGGCAATTCGACAATGCCAGTTTGTACCTTTTCTCCCGGTGCGGGACCGAGCCTGACGACATCGGGCGGCGGATCGGCTTCCTCTGCGTCGTCTTCGCGGGTTTTGGCCTTCTTCGGGAAGGTGAAAGGCCCGTGTCCATATTCCTGCGTGGATTGAGAGCCGCCGACAATGGTTCCCGCGCCGAAACTGTTGCTGTTGGCGTAAAGCGTTCCGGTTAGTGTCTGAGAAGCTGGCGCTGTTGCTTCAAAGAAAGCGTCGGCTGCAATGTCGGAAACGCCTGAGTTTTCTGTCAGGAATTGCCGTGATGCAATTCTATGCCCTGTTTGATCTGCCCATCCGGGAGTCGTCATGGCTTACCCCTGAACGATGGACAACTGCCCAATGATGATGCCGCTTGAAGTCGTCGTGGCCTGGTGTACGAAAATCAGACAGGCTTCGTCGTCAATTTTTGGGAAGCCCAAAGCAAAAGCATCCGCCACGTTTGACACGTTTGTAACGGGCGCGGAGATGGAAGCGAGACGGTTCATCACCAGAACCCACAAGTTGCCCGCAGTACCGGAAGAAGCCGACAACGTGATGCCCTGAACTGATTGAACGCCAGTATCGCCAGACTGCAACGGAACCTGATACATGCGGTTTGCAGGCATGGAAGCGATGCCAGCAGTAGAAACCGTGTTGCGGCCCGATGTTCCCGACTGATTGGTATACTGTACCGTGACGTTATGCGCCGTTGCACCGATGGCAGAGGAACAGCCAATCCAGATTTCAGCGCCGACTCCGTTGGAATTGCGCGAAGGCATACCGGAAAAGCCCGTCACCGTTTGCGCTGTGGTGACGTTGCCAACAAAGCCAGAGCAGGCCCAATAGCAATCATAAAGATGCAAGGTTCCCGCCGTGGCGAAGGTCGAACCCCAACGGCCAATATAGGTTGACGTGCCAGAACCAGCGGTCCAGCGCGGGATGCCCGGAGATGTGGTGGATTGATTGAATGTCTTTCCACCAGAACTCGCCGCCGTGGGAGCCGCCAAAATACCGAACGACGACGTGACGGCCTGATTGATGTTGACCCAGCCTCCCGCAACGTTTGTCGCAGAAGGGAAATAAAGCTGCTGGTCCTGACTTGTGCCCAAGGCAGCAATCAGGCCGTCCATTGTCGTAATTGTCATGTGTCAGCCTTACAGCGTGAAGATGCCCCCGGCAGCCCACTGGATTGTGATGTCACCGCCGTTTGTCGTGACAGGCAAGTTGGTGTAACCCGTGTCCAGATAGGCGACGAGTTGCGACGTGGCAGCAGAACCCGTGTCAATGTAGATCACGATGGCCGTGGCCGTGGAGCCGCCCGCCACAGCCGTATAAGTCACGTCGGCAGCGTCAAAAGTGCCGTTCGTATAGGTCTTGCTGCCAAGCGTCTGAGCCGTGCCCACAACGCCGGAAACCGAAGACAAGAACTGGTGCGCGGAGGAATAAGTATAGGCGCTTGTCACAAGAGCAGCCTTCACCGTGCCGCCAAGCGACGAGTTGGCTGCCGCCTGCTGGACGCTTTCCTTCCACTTGGGGTAAATCGCGTTTGCCATTAGTCGTTAGCCTGTTCCATGATGGGTTCGTCAATCGTTTCGAGGATCATTCCGTTGGCGTCGCGCACTGGACGGCGGCGCATACGCTGCGGGGGCGGCATCTGCACCTGAAGTGGGGGCAATGAAGCAACGGCGCTAGAAACAGCCTGCGTTACAGCCGGGACAATGGCCTGCGCCACGCTCTCGCCGATATTCTCCGCCAGGTTAACAGACACGGGCGCGGCAGGAGCCGGAGCGGGCATTGTCGCCTGCTGCATCATGCTGCCCAACTGCTTTTCGCCCTGAAGCACCTTGATTTGAATGTCTTTCTCGGCAAGGTCCAGCTTGTGTTGCTTGTCAGTGATCTGCTTTTCGGCCTGCATCTGCTGGATTTGCTGGCCCTGCTGCTCGATCTGCTTCTTTCCGCCTTCAATCATCTGCTGAAGCTCGGGAGGCATCCCGCCGTTGGCCTGCGGGGGCATCATGGCCTTGATACGCTCGGCAATCTCATCAGCCTGGGGCCAGTCAAGCGCCTTCACCAGAATATCGCCAATGATGGGCGCTGCCGGCGGATAGGACCGGATGAACTCGGTCATCTGTGCGGCGGCTTCCTCGCGCTTTGTCGTGAAGCCCGGACCAACTGACACAGCCACGTCATAGCGGCCCACGGATAGGTCATAGATACGTTCCTCACCGTCAGGAAGCGGGCCGTTCGGGTCAGGCTGCTGCGGCTGTTGAGGCTGACCGCCTGCCAGTTTCACAACCTTTTCCTTCTGGTCTTCCCCCAGAACGCGGATGATCTTCTGCGGGCCGTAAACCTTCGGGATCAGGTCAATCAGGCAACAGCCCACATGACGAATGGCGCGGGAAAGGTTGTCGATGAAGTGGTACGTCGAAACATCCCCCTCCATCTTGCGGGCGTTGATGGCCTTGCCACTCGTCTCATTGGACCTCGCGCCGAGCGAGGCGTCATACATGCCGATAATGGCCTTCATATCGTCAGCAGCGGCCATGGCTTCGGACATAGCCCCAATGGACGAACCGCCATCAAGCGGCTGGCGCTGCGGCATCTGCTTGCCCTTGGTGAACATCAGGTAGGGATGGCTGCGAGTGTTCGCTGTTTCCCAGTTCGGGTCGGCGTCAAACGCACCTTCTTCACCAATGAACGGAACACGCGGCGCAAGGGCAACCATCTCTGTCGCCTGGGTGCGCCAGTAGTTGAACATCCTCTGGGCATCCATGGCGTTGTGGACAAGGCTGCGGAAATACCGCTTGCCCTCGACGTTGATTTCCTCGCCATAGACCGGAATGATGGGGATGTACTGCCCCGCCCATTCATTCTCTTCCAGAATCTCCGCGCCCGTCATGATGCGCTGCGTAATCTTGTAGCCCTGCGCCTGGCGGCTGTTCACCACGGTTATGCCCATGGCATCAAACAGGTCTTTGGCCGCAAGATATTCCTTCTCGCCGAGCACGTGCCCGTCTGAAAGCTGAACGATGGTCTTCTGCACGACTTCACGACGCCATGCCTCGCAGACCATGATTTCTTCGTCCTGACGCCAGGGCTGTTCGATCTGGCCGTACTTGGCGTCCCAATCAACCTTGTCAGCGCCCTTGTATTTGCGCTCAAACTCGTCTTCCTCTAGGTACTCGACAACGTGCGCCTGGTTCCAATCTGACGAATCCGCTTCGGTGGAGAACGGATCACCATAAACGGAGAACGGGTTTGCCACCCGCTTGATACGCAAACCCTTGTCGAATGAATCGTCATACTCGTATTCAATCGCAAGCCGGATATAGCCCCACCCCAGGGAACAGGAGTTATCAACGGCGGTATCATACGCCACGTCAGCCTTAGAAACGTACTCAATATTGCGGATAAGACCTTCGAGAACCTGAGCCGTAGCAGGGTCAGACTTGTCATCGACGCCCTTCACCTTGATCTGGGGACGGTTCATGCGGCTGTCATTCACGACTTGGCGAATGAAGGCGGGCATCTTGTTGATGGTCAGAACCGGGCGGCCCTCAAGCTCGCGTTCCTTCTTGATCTTCTCGGGCCATTGTTCTCCCATGCGGGCAAAGCGAAGGCTTTCGAGAGCTACCTTGCGGTTCTCTGACTCCGCTTCGTAGGCAAGCTCGAAGGCTTCCTTTTCCTCTGAGAGTGTGTCTTCTTCAGCCATTAAGGAGGCTCCTGACCGCTATCACAGCGGTTAAATCTGTTGTGTCAGCCCATCCAGGAGCCTACGCCCTCTGCGCGGAGGCGTCTGGCTCGCGCCGCTTCTCGCGGGGCTTCGTAATCAACGCACATGAGGCCGAAAGCGTCGGCACCATGGCTGGACCAGTCGTGTTCCGGTCCTAATCCAACATCGCGGTTTGCGTCCCGCTTTTCGTGATACCAGCCGAGAGCGTCCAAACCCGCTGAACACGTAGGCTCATGAATATGGATGGACGGCCAAAGACGCCTTGCAGCCTCGATACGGGCCTTTGCAGCGCCCTTGCCTTGGTTCGGCACCACGTTGACCTCAAAGCCTGCTGCCCTCAGCGCGGCCTCGTATGAGGTATCGTTGACCTTATCGCCCTGTGAACCGTCATGCGGCAGGATGCAGAGCGCGTTCTTGTAGCCGTTGTCCCGGAGCCAGTTAACATGCGTGGCAAGCGGTTGGCCTTGGGCTTCGTAATAGTTCAACACCCGGATTTGCGTTCCGACGAACTGAGCAATCCAGATGGCGGTTGCGTCTGCCTTTGCGCCCGTGCCGCCAATGTCCCAATAGGCTCGGGTTGTCATGAGCGGGTCAGCAGAGACAGTGCCGATCCTTCCAGCCTTGCGGGCCTGTGCGATGCTGTCCGCGTAATAAGCGCCAGCCATCACGGTAACGTAATCGCCCTCCCAGATATGGGCGTATTGGTCCGGGTTGTCCCTGAGACAGTCTAGGCGTTCCTGCTTCAGGACTTCCGGGAACCAAGGATTGTCATCCCAATTGGCTCGGACGACGACTGCACCTGTCGGCAGGGTTTCGCCCCGTAGCATTTGGTCAACAGGATCGGTCTTGAGACGCGGGTTCCATGAGAACCAGAGTTCCGAACCGTCCTTGCGGATTGTGGGGCGCAGAAGTGACAGTGAACGGGCAGAGAGTGATTGGGCTTCTTCCACCCAGGCTATGTCCACGCCTTCAAGGGACTTGATGCTTTCGGCGGTATGGTCCTGCATACCCTGAAACAGGATGATACCGTCGCCGGGGGTTTCGATAACCTCGCGGAAGACCTTGAACCCGTCAGTCTCGGTTATTCCGAAGGCAGCCAGCTTGTCCTCGATGAGCTTCTTTGCGCTTTCCTTGAGGGATTTCTGGACTTCGCGGACAGCCACGGCGCGGGAGCCTTTATGCTCTGCCATCTGCTGGATGATCTGTTCTGCGAAGAAGTGAGACTTACCCGAACCGCGTCCGCCCCAGATGCCCTTATAACGAGCGGGAGCCATCAGAGGCAGAAACACGCGGGCGCAGTTACGATCCGCGAGCCGGGTCAACAATGGTCACCTTGAAGCCTGCGAGAAGGGGCGCATCCTTGTCGCCCGCAATAGTCATGGGCAGAACCTTGCCGAGAAGGCTCATAAACGGGCCGGGATTGGTTACGGCCTGCTGATGGAGGTAATTGACTAGCCCCTCGTCATCGCCGCCCCCTGCCCTTTGTGCGGCTTGGAGAATGGCATCCTTGAGAATGGCGGTTGTCTTGTTGGGCATACCCTTTGGCCGTCCTGGCCCCGGCTTGCCTTCCCCGATTTTCAGGGTTTTAATTTCGGCTTCGTCCGGAGCGACTGCCGTGGCTTGGTCGCTCATAGTGCTATCCTTTGTTAAATTCTGGGCAGTTTTGCCTAGTAAGAAATGTGCATTATTAGACAAAATAGTGCTTGCAATCGGTCGGGTCATGTGCAATATTGGACACATCAACGGAGGACGACATGAACGACCTTAGCCACCTCAACGCCCTTGAATACCGCCTGCACCGCGAGAAGTTTCACTATCTCCCCAAGGCAAAGACGCAGGCCGAGATCGAGACGCGCAAGGTCTGGATTGCCCAGATTGAAAAGGAAATCGCCCGCGAACGCGAATTTCTGGCAAATTCCGCCGACGCCCTGTCAGATGACGAACTTCTCGCGGAATTGGGTGTCTAAATGACCCCCACCCAACTCAAGAGCTGGAAAGGATAAGCCATGGACAACGCCACCAAATCACTGATTGAAGCCACCCTTGCCCGCCGCGCCAAGTCTGGCCTGAACATGCGGGTTACTGAAAGCGGCTTTCAGCGGTCGTTCCCGACCAAAGAGGCCCGTGATGCTTGGGTTGCCAAGGTCGAAGCCAATGGCCGCCATGCTGAAACCGCAGCGGATTGGAAGTCTGTATGAACCCTTCTCAGCTTAAACATTGGATGGACAGCCTTGGCTTCAACAAGGTCAAGGCGTCCAAGGAACTCGGAATTGCCCGCTTTACTCTTGATGGGTATTTGAATGGGAAACAGCCTGTCCCGCGCTATATTGAGCTTGCCTGCGAGGCTTTGAGCCTGCGTTGGAAGCGGGATTAACTTAGGGGGAGCCCATTTTGCATGTTTGAACGGACGGCCCAGTGGTTGTGATGCTTTAGGCTGCGAACCCTAGACACCCTGAATTTTGGGCAAAGCTTCGCTGCTGACCATTTTGGGTTTCCCCCTTACGGTCTGCTGGCCAGTCCGCGCTTGTAAGCGACATGGAGGGCGCAAATCAAATCACGAACAATTATAGAGCAAAACGTGAATCAGTTCAAGGGCCTTGTTTCTGTTAGAAATTCACGCCGTTGTTTCTAACGCATCCAGTTCAATCGTCGCTATAATTTCCAATCTTTTCCTTGATTTCCCTAATTTTGGCATTTGCCTTGTCAATATCCCTTGGAAAATCCACAAGCGCCCATGCGACGCTCCACATAATGCCCCATCTGCCGCGACTGACATTGAACACCTCAAATTCCATTCCCGCCAGCCTGCGCCGCGTTCCCGGCTTGGGCACTTTCCACTCAAAGCTATGAAGCTGCGCGCCAAGCCCGCCCATGAATGTGTAGAAACGCCCGTTTTTTGCGGCTCTGGTTTGTCCAAATGTATCAACCAACCAATAAAAGGTTTGGTTGAAGAATGGCGCGGCCATTCCGTACCCGTTCCCAAAAAACCGCATCGCAAGCATCAGGCAGCCTCCAGCTTCTCAATCTCAACCAGAACTTCTCGCTCAGACCCAAACATGATTTGCCGCAACACGGCGTATTTGCCCCGCATGGCCGCGATCTGCACCGTTCCGTGCCCATGGACCCCAGGTTCAATGAAACGCGCTGTGGAGCCAGCCTTGAGGCTTCTGGAGTCGGTCTTGCGGCGGGCGGCTTCCGAGTTGTCACGCAGGCGCACAATCTCATGCCCTCGCGCAATGGCTGGCCTGCCCTGCCCATCGTCCATGTAGCTGATGAGGTCTAGGCATTTCTCAATCGCTACCCAATTCGGCGGCTGTGCAGGGTTCCAGCCCGCGAAGATGATGCGCGGCAGCAAGGGGCGCTGAACCGGAAGTGGCTTGGCTGTTTTCTTTGCCCCGCCTGATTTTGGCCTTGGATATACGG